TGAAATGCCATTTCAGGTTAGTCCAGGCGTAAACGTATCAGAAGTTGATCTGAGTACAGTTGTACCAGCAGTTTCTACAACGGAAGGCGCCATAGCAGGGGTTTTCAAATGGGGACCAGCTAAATCTCGTGTCTTAGTTGACAGCGAGGAAACTTTAGTTGCTCGATTTGGCAAGCCGAATGGGAGCTTAAATCCCGAAACATTTTTCTCAGCAGCTAACTTTTTGGCTTATGGGAATAAACTATATGTATCAAGAGTTATTGACTCTGCAGCTAAGAATGCCGTATCTAACGGAAGTTCAGCAGCAGTACTAGTCGAGAACGATGATAAGATAGCAAATGTCACCATTACATCATCAGACCACTTTATTGCAAAGTATCCTGGAGCTTTAGGTAACAGCTTACAAGTTAATGTTTGTAAAGCACCTAATGAATATAGTGTTGCATTAGGAACAACTATAACAGTATCAGCAGGTTCAAATGCAATAACATTTACAGCAAACGTAGAAGCATTGGGTACAGCGCAAGTTGGAGACCTATTAAAGTTTGGTAACACTACAACAGGTACACATACTTTAGAAATTGCTACTATTGCAACAGGCGGTTTAGCAGGTACTTTTAAAACTAAGTACACTGGGTCAAGAGATATTACATCTTTGGCAGCAACTAAACAATGGAAGTACTACGACTTAGTAGGTGGTGCACCAGGAACATCTGTATTTACAGAAGAAAAAGGTGGAGCAGGTGATGAGATTCACGTTGTAGTCGTAGACGAAGATGGTGATATATCAGGAACAAAAGGAACAGTATTAGAAGTCTTTGATGCAGTGTCAAGAGCAACAGATGCTAAGACAGAGTCAGGAGAATCAAATTACTGGATCGATGTTATAGAAAGACAATCACAATGGATTTATGCAAAAGGTGCATACAATCTAGCAGCTAATGTAACAGGTGCAACATCAAGTGCACTAACAGGTTCATTAGCAACTATTGATTCATTGAAGTTAGGTGTTGATTCATCAGCTGAAGGTTCAATTGCATTAGCAGATGTAACAGATGGTTACGATTTATTTAAGTCAGCAGAAGATATCGATGTTAGCTTAATCCTACAAGGTAAAGCTATTGGCGGTACTAATGGTGCTGATCTTGCAAAATATATTGTAGACAACATTTGTGAAAGCAGAAAGGATTGTGTTTTATTTGCTTCACCAGAAAAAGGTGACGTAGTAGATAACATTGGATCAGAACTTGACGACATCAAAACTTTTAGAAACGATATTACAAATTCAAGTTACGCATTTTTAGATAGTGGCTATAAGTATCAATACGATAAGTATGATGATGTTTATAGATACATTCCATTAAATGGAGACATTGCTGGTCTAGCAGTAAGAAGTGATGAGCTAAGAGACGCTTGGTTCTCACCAGCTGGATACAACAGAGGTGGAATTAAAAACCTTGTTAAACTAGCATTCAATCCTAAGAAAGCAGAAAGAGACGGATTATATCAATCAGATATTAACCCAGTTGTAACATTCCCAGGACAAGGTACAATCTTGTTTGGTGATAAAACATTACTAGGTAAACCATCTGCATTCGATAGAATCAATGTAAGAAGATTATTCATTGTATTAGAGAAAGCAATTTCAACAGCATCTAAGTTCTCATTGTTTGAGTTCAATGATGCATTCACAAGATCACAGTTTAAGAATCTTGTTGAACCTTTCTTAAGAGATATACAAGGAAGAAGAGGTATTGTTGACTTTAGAGTTGTATGTGATGATACAAACAACACAGGAGAAGTCATCGATAGAAATGAATTCATAGGTGACATATATGTCAAACCTTCAAGATCAATTAACTTCATTCAGCTAAACTTTGTAGCAGTAAGAAGTGGTGTTGAATTCTCAGAAGTAGTTGGACAGTTTTAATAAATAGGAATAGGAGAAAACAATGGCTTTTAACATTAACGAAATTAGGTCCCAGTTATCCCTTGGTGGTGCTAGACCTACCCTGTTCCAAGTCAACATATCGAACCCTGCAAACGCTGCAGCGGACTTGAAGACACCTTTCTTAGTGAGAGCTTCTCAGGTCCCAGCATCAACTTTAGGTTTTATTGAAGTACCATACTTTGGTAGAAAGGTAAAGATTGCAGGCGATAGAACATTTGCTGAATGGAACGTAACAGTTATTAACGACGAAGATTTCTTAATTAGAAATGCTATGGAAGAGTGGATGAACACAATCAACTCACACCTAGGCAACGTAAGAGGTTTTGGTTCAGCTAGTGACTTATCATATAAATCAACAGCACAGGTTATACAGTATTCTAAGACTGGAGTACCAATCAGAGAATATTCCTTCAATGGAATTTTCCCGACAAACATAACTGAAATGGACGTTGATTGGAATGCGACAGATGTAATCCAAGAATTTAACGTAACATTCCAGTACGACTGGTGGGAAGTTACTGGTGGTTCTACAGGCAACGCTGGCGGAAACTAGGGATAAAAGGCAACTAACCGTTGCCTTTATATCTTTATTAGGGTATTCTATTGCTCTAATAAATATATTATGAGGTAATCAATGGCAGAATTATTCGGATTCGAAATCAAAAGAAAGACAACAGACCAAGATCTGGGGTCTTTTGTGCCGCCTACACAAGATGACGGTGCTGTCGTTGTTGCGGAAGGTGGTGTATACGGACAGTATGTAGATCTCGAACAGTCAAGTAAAACAGAAGGCGAGTTAGTAACTCGTTATAGAAACATGGCCATGCAGCCAGAATGTGAAAATGCTATCGATGATATCGTAAACGAATCTATTGTTTATGATCCAGATAGCCATACAGCAGAAATCAACTTAGATGCGGTTCAAGTATCAGATTCAATCAAAACAAAAATAAACGAAGAGTTTTTAAATGTAAAAGATTTACTGGACTTCGAACGTCAAGCATACGAAATATTTAGACACTGGTACATTGATGGTAGAATGTACTATCATATCATCATAGACGAGAAAAATGTACAAAATGGTATTCAAGAATTAAGGTATATAGATCCTAGAAAAATTAGAAAAGTTAGAGAGGTCAAAAAGAAACGTAGCGGTACTGGACCTAACACTATACAGCTAGCACAGACCAAACAAGAATATTACATGTACAATGATAAAGGTTTTAAAGGCGGACCAGGAACAGTCAATCCCGCTCAAGGTACTACTCAAGGCATAAAAATTGCTAAGGATAGTATACTACATTGCACTTCAGGGTTAATGAGTGAAGATAATAAAATGGTATTATCTCATTTACACAAAGCAATAAAACCATTAAACCAATTAAGAGTATTAGAAGATGCAACAGTTATCTATAGAATATCTAGAGCACCAGAAAGAAGAATATTCTATATCGATGTTGGTAATCTTCCTAAATTAAAAGCAGAACAATATCTTAGAGATATGATGGCTAAGCATAAGAATAGATTAGTTTACGATGCGACAACAGGAGAACTGAGAGACGATCGTAAGTTTATGACAATGCTAGAAGATTATTGGCTCCCAAGAAGAGAAGGTGGTAAAGGTACAGAAATTACTACATTACCAGCTGGTCAGAATCTTGGAGAGATGGATGACGTTTTATATTTTCAAAAGAAATTATACAGAGCACTAAATGTGCCAGTGTCGAGATTAGAAGCAGAAACAGGTTTTGCAATAGGTAGAGCTTCAGAAATTAGTAGGGATGAAATTAAGTTTCAGAAGTTCATTGCAAGATTAAGATTAAAGTTTAGTCAGTTATTTGAAAAGTGTTTAGAGAGACAACTTATTCTTAAAGGAATTATTACTCCTGATGACTGGCCAGCTCTTAGAAGAGAGATTAGATTTGATTACATAACAGACTCTCACTTCTCAGAGTTAAAAGATTTAGAAATTTTTAGAGAACAGATATCAGCTATTAATGACGTTGATCCATACCTAGGAAAATACTTCTCACAAGTATGGGTTAAGAAGAATATCCTCAGACAAACAGATCAAGAGATTGAAGATATGCATGCAGAGATGATGATAGATTCTGAGAACGAACAAGAACAAATAGATGCACAACAGGCAGATATGGACCAAAATGGCGAAGAACCAGCGGATCCACAGGGTAATGGATACCCAGAAGCACCGCCTGAGCAAGTGTAAGATATATAAATATAGCAGGAGAATATAATGAGTGGTAATGTAAGAGATATAGTTGACTTGGCATTAGACGATAAACCTAACAAAGCAGGTGACGTCTTAAATGATGTTCTGATAGATAAACTAGCAGACAAAGTTCAAGGTGTCAAGGATGCAGTTAGTAATGAGTTGTTTGGTCAAGAATATGATCCAGACGCTGAGCCGGTTGAAGTACAACCAGAGCTTGACTTAGAACCTGAAGCAGATGAAGAAGGTGAAGAGTATGAAGCTGATCAGGAATATATAGAAGAGCCTGATGAAGACTCAGAGCCTGTTGATGAAGATGAAGGTGAAGAAGAAATAGTAGAACCCGAAACTGACGAAGAGCAGGAAGACGAGGAAGAGGAAGATGAAATCACTTAGACAAATAGTTGAACTTAAAAAGATCGACATAGTACCAGATCCAGAACTACAAGCTGGCCAGGTATCTAATTATGCAAATCCAAAATCAGAAGCTGAAAAGAACTTCGTTGGTAAGCATACTGACAATGTCCAACAACAACTACATCCAGCTTTCAAAAATGAAGAAGAGCAAGCAAGAGTGTTTGCTGGCGGTGGAGTAAATAAAGACTCTACACATTCTAAAGCTGGTGAAGGTCATTACGAAGATGGGCAAGATGCAGAAGTATATGAGCAAGCAATTAACTTCGTAAGAGAAAATCTAACTGAAGATAATTTAAAAGCGTTTGATGAACTAGCACAAACTAATCCAGAAGCAGCAGTAGACTTTGCTATGGAAATTGTTAGTGAGGTTGTAGAGGAAGAATAATGGCAACTATTATAAAAGTTAAAAATTCTCAAGCAGCATTAGTTGCTAACAACACCCATGCTGGTAACATTGATCTTGCAACTACAGTAAGAATTTATAACAATGCAGCATCATTTGGAAACGTAACAATTCAAACAGCATCAGCTAACAGTTCAGTTTCAACAGACGCAGTTGTTAAAGGTATGATTTCAGTAGGTCCTGCTGAAACAGTTTTATTAAAGAAAGACCCAACAGACGAGGTCTTTGGATCAGCAGCTACTTTATTAGCAGCTGCCGTATCAATAGAGGGATAATATGAAGTTAATCGCAGAAACAAATTTTGATTCTATCAGACCAGTAATAACTGAAGCTAAAGATGGTAAAGGAAAAGATTACTTTATCGAAGGTATCTTTATGCAAGGTGGCATTAAAAACAGAAATGGACGTATGTATCCAATGGAAACATTAGACAAAGAAGTAGAGAGATACAACGACACATTCGTAAAGAACAATAGAGCTTATGGTGAATTAGGACATCCAGATGGTCCAACCATAAACTTAGAAAGAGTTTCCCATATGATCAAAGACCTTAGAAGAGAGGGTCAAGATTATATAGGTAAGGCGAAAGTAATGGATACTCCATATGGTAAGATTGTTAAAAGTCTTATTGATGAAGGTGCATCATTAGGTGTATCATCAAGAGGTATGGGTTCTATTAGAACTACGCCTGAAGGTATCAACGAAGTGCAGGGTGATTTTCAGCTTGCTACTGCCGGTGATATCGTTGCAGATCCTTCTGCTCCTAACGCTTTTGTAAATGGAGTTATGGAAGGGGTAGAATGGATTTATGACGCTGCATCTAACTCATGGAGATCACAAGCTGTGATTGAAGAGATTGTTAGAACCGGCAACGTAAATGCTAGAGAATTGCAGGAAAAAAAGGTAGAACTATTTGAAAAGTTCCTAAATACCCTGTAAACTTATAATTTATAAATAATATACAAACGTATACACTCAATTAACGAGGAGAAAAAAATGGCTAATGAACTAGAAAAGTTCGACAATGAAATCGAAGCTGTGGCCGAAGAGCAAGTAGAACTTGACGAGTTTAAGGCCAGCGGTGAAAATTCAGAAATCGCTGACCCAGTTGTAAAAGGAAGCAATAAGAGACCTGCTGATAAAACAGTAGGATTCAAAGCGCCTAATCCTGGGGGAGCAGACGTAAAATCTGGATCCGAGTCTAAAGGTGAAGACCTAATCTCATCTAAAAGTGGTAAGAAAGCTCCAGCTCGTAAAGCTGACAAGAGCGTTTCTGCTAACATGAAAGATGCGCCTAAGGTTGCAACCCCTGGACAAGGTTCAGGTGTCAAGGAAGACATCGACGCTATATTTGGCGAAGATTTATCCGAAGACCTAAGAGAAAAAGCTGAGACTGTATTTGAAGCTGCAGTTAATGCTAGAGTTGCTGAGATCAATGATCAATACTCAGAAGCATTTAATGTGCAGATCGATGAGGCTAAAGAGCAACTTAAAGAAGACATGACTGGTAAACTTGATGAATACATCAACTACTTATCAGAGCAATGGCTAGAAGAAAATCAAGTTGCTATTGAGTCATCACTTAAAGTTGAAGTTGCTGAATCTTTCATGTCTGGTCTAAAAGGATTAATAGAAGCACATAACGTGATTCTTCCTGAAGACGAACAAACAGATGTTCTTTCAGCTCTTGAAACAAGAGTAGAAGAACTCGAAAGTAAACTCGAAGAAGAAACATCAGAAAAGATTAATCTTTCTAATGAACTTGCAGAGTCACAAACACAGAACATTTTTGCTGAGGCTACTAAAGGCTTAGCAGAAACTCAAATTGAAAAACTCCGTGCTCTATCGGAAGGACTTGATTATGAGAACGTAGAGGATTTCTCTAACAAACTTAACACTTTGAAAGAGTCATACCTTGAAACCAAAAAGGCTACAACATCAGATATTTCTGATGAAAGCCCAGTGGACCTTGCTGAGGAAAACGAAGCAAAACCATTAGGTGAAATGGCCAAGTATGCAGACGCGATTACGCGAACTGTTAGGAAATAATTCGTATAATTAAAGGGGAAACTATAATGGAATCTAATTACGAAGCACTCCAAAACAAATGGCAGCCGATTATTGAGCATACTGACTTACCCGACATCGGTGACAGTCATAAGAAATCAGTAACAGCAGTTTGTTTGGAGAACACAGAAAAGGCAATCAGAGAAGACAGAGGGTTCTCACCGAACTCACTACTTGCTGAGGCACCTACAAACGCAACTGGTTCAGGAGTAGATAACTACGACCCAGTTTTAATCAGCTTAGTACGTAGAGCAATGCCAAACTTAGTCGCTTATGACTTAGTTGGTGTACAGCCTATGACTGGTCCTACAGGTTTAATATTTGCTATGAGAAGCAGATACACAAACCAATCAGGAACAGAGGCATTCTATAACGAAGCTAACTCAGAATTCTCAACAGTAGTTGCAGGTTCTGGTAACAATACCTTAGGTCAATCACAAGACGGTACTCAACCATCAGGTAACAGTACTTCTTATAACTTTGCTGA